GATGACATCAATGGCGCTGCATCAACCCCACTACCCAACTGGACGATCATCATGGGCTTGGTCTTGTCAGGTTTGTACTCAGACACATAAGCCTGTCTTGGCCGTATGGGTGATGATCTTGATCGGGGTATTGAGTTGAGTGTAAATAGTCTGCTTGATGGCGGCCATGTAACTGCCGACCTCAGAGTTATCATTCTCGTTGTCTATTTCTAATGTTGCATTAGAAGTATCTATTATCAGGAATGGCCGTTCATTGGTTGTATGGCGTATGACATTCTCTGCTAGGAGTAATATCTCTGGCACTTTGGAGCGTTTAGACTCAATCACAATAAACCAATGGGCGACTTTAATAGGGTCAAGATTCCAGTATTTAATATAGGCATAAAGAGATTGTCTGACTTGATTGGCATCCTCGGTGACATAAAGAATCTTTCTACGGGATTCTGTCTTTAATGGGGAATCGGATAAGGTGAATCCAGCGGCGATAAGGCAGATGGAGATTAATGCAGTGGTCTTGCCCACACCAGGCTGGCCGGCGGTAACTGAGAAACTATGGGCTAAGAATCCATCAATGAGATATTCGACAGGATAGAGTTTGGTAAGGTCTAGGGTCAGTTCTTTCCAGTAGGGTATCTGCTGGTCAGGTTGATCAACAGCAGCCTGCGCGGATTGGATGAAGGTGGAGAAGTCTTCCACTGCCGACTTGCGGTCAGCGGCCTTGGATGGTGCGCTGTAGCCGCCAAGTTTTGCGTGATGGAACAAAGTGCCGATGGAGACACCCTTACCTTGGTGAAAACTTTTCCAGTGGGTGTCAATGTCCTGCTCGGACTTGTACTTGCTGCCTTGGCTTGACCAGTTGGCCCACAGTTCATGGCCTTGGGCGCCAAAGGCCGTGTGCAGCGCTTGGCCAACTTCAATCCAAGTGTCGTAGTCAGTGTCAGGGTTGATGAACTGAAGGGCTTGGGCAGCCTTGCTGTAGTCATCAGACCCAGACGACAGCACTGGCTGGTACTCCGGCTTTGGCCGTGGCACTTCAACAGGCTGGTTGGAATTGTCCTGCTCAATGACACCCCACATGGTCAGCAAAGATAAGAGGTTGTCGTGGGCCTCGTTGGACAACTTGCCGGTCAGCTTGGAGCCGGACAGCAGCACTGACTTGCCTGGGCTAGTTGGCAGGCCAAAGACTTCGATCTCTTGGCCGCCGCCCAGCTTGTACTTTGGCTTGATCTTGTCCAGATCCTCATCAGCCACGAACAGAAAGACATGCCGACCCCGTCCGGAGACGCTTACCTCCGTGAGTTGATCCTGTTGCTTGACCCACTCGGCCATGCGCTTGATGGCTATGTTGGTGGCACTGGTGGAGTGTTTCATATCCACATCGAGGCAGACAAGGTACGCGCCTTGGCTCATGGCTGGGGTCTGCATCACGATGCCCAGATAGCTGCCGGCTGGCGCGGCGTCCATAGTCAGCACCTCTGATGCTGAGTAAAGCTGATCGGCTGGAGTGTCACGGGCTACACCTTGGCCGGACTTCTTATAGGGGATTTTCTTGCCATCGGCAGTGGTGGCGAATGTGCAGAACACTGCACTTGGATGCTGCTCGATCAGCTTGACAGCAATGGCTTGAGAGTGTGTGAATTCATCAGCCATTTTTGGTAAAATACTCATGTTGTTGATCTCGCGGTTGACGACAAGTTGTTCTCCTTCTGGAGTGATCCAGTTACCCCTGATGGTTCGCGCCGTCAGGGGTTTTTATTTGGGAGGTTGATTCTAGTCCTTGGCCTTTTCCTTAACCAAACTAGCAGCAGCGTGCTTCTCACCGATCAGGTCTTCGCTGATGGTGATGTCCAGCTTGGCAATGGCTGATGGAGACTTGAGATCAAATGCCTGTGGGTAGGACTTTAAAGCCTCATAGGCCAAAGCGTCACTCTTCCAAAACTTGGTCTTGCGCCCTGGGCGCAGTGTCCAGCCTTGGATGATTGATCCCTCGGTGATCTGACGCTTGGCTGACTCCAGCACTGCATCCGACCATGAGGCTGCAAGCTGCGCCAGTTCAATCATGTCAGGGGTGACCGGCGGCACTGTGATGGCTTCATCTTTCTCAGCCTGCTTCACGATGTCTGCAAACTCTTTGCGTGCGTTGTCCTGCACCTTCTGGCGCATAGATGGGCAGATGGGCTTTGCTTTGCAGTAGCGGCAATTGCTGGTGGTTGGGTTGGTAGGCGCGTCATCAGTCAGGGCTAGGTTGGCTGCAGCCAGCAGTTCATGGCCGTGGGAGATCAGATCAGTGCCTGAGACTGTCCACTGGCTGTGGCCGGCACGGGGCTGGAAGATGTGCATGGTGCATCGGATGGATGCGGGCGCATTCAACATGCGCATAACGCCCAGGGCATAGGTCAGCATCTGCTTGTTGTCCTCGGCATCGACCAGCACCCTTCCGGTTTTGAGATCGACCACATGGAGGTGGTCGCCGTCTACCAGCACAGCGTCAGCAGTGCCGCCAAGGGCTTGGTGCAGGGTCTTGAGGCCGGCGTCCACATTCACTTCGATCATCCGCTTGCGGGGATTTTCGACCAGCGTGTTGATGAAGACGGCATACTCGTTGGCCATGTTGAAGTGATCGTCTGGGTGATCCTTGGGATTGACTGCCTCGCCTCTTAGGATTTTTTCGGATAGCTCATGGATAGCCGTGCCAATTGCAGCCGCCTCACCGGCCGGCTCATAAGGCATCTTGCTCTCAAGCCGGTATGAGCCTGGGCAGCTCATCACCCTGTCCATGCGTGATGCTGAGAGTCGGGCGTGTTTTCTGGTTTCGTGTTGCATGGTTTCCCTTTAAATAATCTGATTCACAATGTTCTGCTTTTCCAAGACGCGCTTTAGCACATTGTGGTCAAGGCTGGCCCTGATGGTCAGCAGGTAGATCACCGGCTTGACCCCTGACTTGTTGATGTTCTCTACCCTGCTGGAAGCCTGCTCCAGTGCAGAGGTTGACCAGGTGCATTCGACAAAGACGATGGTGTCGGCTGCACTCAGGTCAACACCCTCGCTCATAGCCGCAATGTTGCCGATGATGCACTTGGTCTTGCCGGCCTGAAATGCAGCAATGTTGTCAACCCGCTTGGCACTCGGAGTGTCGCCCACCACCACCACCGGGTTGTGGTCTTTGAGTTCCTCAACCAGCCCATGCACCACATCCTTGTGGTGCGCGAAAACCACCACAGGCTCACCGGCTTGCAGCAGGTCGCTGATGAATTCGGATGCTGCCTTGATCTTGCGCATCCCTGCCTCTTTCATAATCTCGGCCAGCCCCTCAAAGGCCATCAGGGCATTTGGATTGGCGACCAAGGCATCGGCATCAAAGGATTGCTCACGCTTGTCTACGGGCAGGTCAAAGGTCACCAGCGACACCTGTGGCTCTTTGTAGTCAATGAAGATGTCCTCCTTCTTCCTGCGCAGGACATGGGGACGCATGAAGGCTTTGAGTTCAGGGATGTTGGACGCGCCGGAAACATCCATCCCCCAAGGCGCATTCCACATCTTGGCGTAGCGTGCAGCAAAGTCAAACCAGCTTCCCCTGTAGATGCCCAGCCCGTGCAGGATGGGCCAGAGTTCGATGGGCCGGTTGGGGATGGGCGTGCCGGACAGGGCATAGACCCTGTCGATCCTCTTCATCATCAGCATGGCCGCCTTAGTGCGGATAGCCTTGTTGTTTTTGAGCCTGTGGCACTCGTCAAACACCACTGTTTTAATTCCCGCAAAATCTGTTACGCATGACAGGATGTCGTAGTTAACGATGGTCACGCCAGAGCAAATAATCTCTGCCGCCTGCTTCTTGCCGGTGATGACCTTGACGGGGATGGACGGGTCGAGCTTGTTGAATGCCGCCTCCCAGACAGTCTTGGCGATAGCTGGGCAGACAATGATGGCCGGCAGGTGTTCAAGTGCCGCCGCCGCCGCCGGCAGGGTCTTGCCCACCCTTGGCTGGTCGGCAAGAATGCAGCGCCGTTTGGCCAGTAAAAAGTCTTTGGCCTCTTCTTGATGTGGATACAGTTTCATCGGTTTCCTCGTTTTCAGCGGTTTATGGAGCCTTGATTGTGGCCCATAAAAAAATGACATGCAAGAATTATTTGTGCTAAAGTGCAATTGCTTGGCCGTCTTGGTCAAGCTGAAAACCTGAAAACGATCAATCCAAAGGAACCGATCATGTCCACTAGAGTCACCACCGGCGAGGTACGCACCTCCTATTTCTCAGGCTTGCAGTCTCGTAAAAATGAGATGAATGGCAAGGATGAGTTCTCCACTCAAATCCTGATTCCCAAGACCGACAAAGAAACCCTGACCGCATTGAAGGCTGCAGCCAAAGAGGCACTGGTCGCCAAGTTCGGTGACAAAGTGCCAAAGAATGTACGCAACCCGTTGCGTGATGGCGACACTGAAACCAAGACAGACGGATCGCCACTTGGCCGTGAGTACGCTGGCCACTTCTTTTGCAATGTCAAAAGCACCACCAAGCCTGGGGCAATCGATGCTCACGGCAATGACCTGATTGGCTCTGATGACATCGTCAGTGGCGACTATGTGCGGGTGTCGTTGAATGCCTATGCTTATTCGCAAGCTGGCAACAATGGCGTCTCGTTTGGGCTGAACAACATCTTGTTGCTCAAGAAAGGCCAGCCCTTAGGTGGCGCCAAGCCAAGTGCCGCTGATGACTTCGGCATCGGCAAGTCTGCTGCACCTGTTGCCGCTGAAGCTGAGTCCTCAGACTGGTGATTTCTGCTCAATCAGCTTGAGCAGCGCCTGCTCCAGTTGATTGACAGAACACCACAGAGGTTTGACAGTACCAGACATCCAGCGGCTGACCTGTGGCTGCTGGATGCCGGCCTCACGGCACAGGGCGTTCATCTTGATGCCATGCGCTCTGGCCTTATCCCTAATGTCTTGTACTGATTGCATAGGTCTATTTTAGCTATTTATTGATTACTTTGTAAATAGTGTACAATTCCGCATTATCTGTTACACAAGGAAACAACATGAACAAATTAAGCAACCGTGCCGATGCGGCACTGGACTACCTGCTGTGCTTGGTGATTGGCACTGGCTTGGCTGCAGCACTGGTGGCGTGGTGGGTCTAGACTCAGAGCCGGCGCTGGTAGCGGCCATTGAGTTCATGGACGATCTGCTCAGTCCAGAGGTGTATGGCCATGCAATACCTGCTGACGCGCACGCTCGTGCCTTCGTGGTGCGTGCAATGCTTCGCCGTGAGTTAATGCGCAGGATAAATGATGGCGGGAATCAAACCAATTTATAAGGCCGCCATCGTCCGGCTGCTGGGCAATGGCGACCTGAGTGTGGCCGACATAGCCAAGAGAGTCCCATGCTCAATCAGGACGGCATACGACATCGTGAGAGCCTTGCGCAAGACCGGACAGGTTTATGTGTCTGAGTACAAACCTGACAAAACCAAGCCCATGATGATCGTTCAGTTGGGCAGTGGGGTTGATGCGCTGCCGCTGCTGTCATCACCAGACCGAGTGGCCAAGCACCGCAAGAAGATGAGTGCTGACGATAAGGACTTTTTAAATGCACGCCGCCGTCAGAGGGGTCGAAAGATCAAGATTGACCCGCTGACGGCGGCTTTTTTTGGGGTTGCATTAATTACTGATTCAAAAGACCAGTAAAGGCAGATGCACCAGTTATGGGTAGCAGTCTCTTCAAAAACTCTTGTGTAGCTGGATCAGTTCCTGGTGCAATGCCAGTCTGCAATCCTCTTGCCAAGTTAGCAGCCGGCTGGGATGTATACGCACGCGCTGCAATGTTTGTCGGTGCAGCCAGCATCATGCTTAATGGGCTAACTTCCATAGACCTAGTTGCAGTGCCAGAGTCGCCAACAATTGGCTTGAATGCTTGCGCAAATCTTGCAGCCTCATACATTGGCGTTTGGTTAGAGCCAAAAACAAAGCCTTGTGGGTCTTTGCGAGTCAATGCGCTGGCCAAGTTCAAGCCGGACACATTGCCCGTTGATGGATTGACCACGCCTTGATTCGACCGAATGGTCATCAAGTTGCGATAGTTGGCACGGGCTGTTTGGAATGCGGCTTGTTGTTCTGCCGACAAACCCTGTGCCAGTGCATCATCAATAATTTCTTTCATCTGAAATAAAGCACTGCCAAGCTCACGATCACCCATTGCTGTGGTCATTTCGTTTTTGGCACGCTTGCCAATCTTTGACGATAAAGTCTGCAATTGGTTGCCACTTGCCTCACCCTTGATGGCTAAGTCTTGCAATTGCTTCACAAAGATATTGCTTTTAAATGGCTGAGTAGTCAGACCCTCAAAAGCATTGTCAACAATTTCAATGCCTGTTTGGATGGTGTTGCCATCTAACTTCTTGACATCAGGAGTAGCCACTTGTCTGTAGACATTGCTAATCTGCCGCTGTGCTTGCGCCAATTGCGGGTTGCTTAATTCATCTGCATTGACGCCAATGGCTTGCGCTGTGGATCGGTTGAGAATCTTTTGGTTTTCATTCTTGAGCGTGTTGAATGGCCCAGAGGTAAATGGGCTTGATTCCATTCTGGCTTCCATCTGCTGCAAAGACCTAGAGCCTGTTTCCTGCCCTGGTGTGGTGCGAAACCCCATTTGTTTGCCGCGACTCAAAATGGCTTGCTGGGCAGAAGTCAATCCGGCTGACGGATCTGGCCCGACAGCGCCAAGTGTTGAGCCGCCACCAGTACCCGTGGCTGTTGGCGTTGTAGTGACATTGACTTGAGCGCCGCTAACAGTTGGCTGCCTAGGCATAACTGGTGTTCTAGTTCCAAAAAGTGCCTTTGACAATTTGTCTGCGCCATATCCAGCGAGGCCACCAAATGCAGTGCCAGCGCCAGTTTGCTCGACCTTCTGGGCAAAGAATTCTGGGTTGGTCATGCTTGGTGTCGCAGCTACTGGCTGCAAGGCTCCGCTGACAGCACCACTGATAGCACCAGCACGCACTGGTGCAGTTACAGCGCCAAGCGTGCGGACAGCAGCAGTTGATGGAATCAATGCGCCAAGAATGTTGCCACCGACTCGGCCAACATCAATTTCACCTTGGCGCATCTGGCCTTGTCGAAAGTTTCTTTGGTAGTCAACTTCGGCCTGACGATTGATGTCTTCAACTCGCTGGCGTTCAGATTTAAAAAACTCCTCGATGCTCGATCCAGATGGAGAGACTGCTTCAAGACCACGGGTCAGCAATTGAGCGCCAGCATCTGGGATGTCGCGCAAACCGCGAATGACGCCACCAACAGGAGAGTTCAAAATCTTTGATTGAAAAGACTCAGGCACTTTGCCAGTTGCCGCTGGCGCAGCAATTGGAGCAGCCGCTGGCACTTGCAGCGTTTGAATGGCTTTGATGATGTCAGCATCAGACATCCCCTCTGGAAAGGCTACTTGCCCAATGTTGGGTATTTGAACAATTTTGTCAGCCATCTTTTACTCCGTTACATAACGAAAAATACCAGTCGCAGGGTCTTGGACAAGTCGAGCCGCACCAGGCTGTGATCTTGCAGCCACTGCTTTTTCAATTTGCTTGTAAGCTGGGCCAGCACGCACAATCATTGCTAGTTCAGTGTCGCGTCTAGCTTGCGCTTTTTGAGCAATGGTTTCGGGCTTATCGTTAGTTTGTGGAAAATATTTGGTGATCTCTTTTTCCATCTCTTCCACACCAATCACCGCGCCAGATTCAGGCCGCAAATTGGCTGTTACCCAGTTTTCTTGAGCCTGACGATATTGCTGGCGTCCGGCAGTTTCTGACACATTTGCAATTCCAGTAGTCAGGCCAGCAGTCGGCACAGCACGCATGATTGCTTGATACCGATTAGGTTGACCATAAGCCTGCTCAAGCGTTACGGGCTTTTGTGTCGTAGGGTCAAGTACTGGCTGTCCATCTTTACCAAGAATAGGCTGGTTAAAGATGTTTGTCGATTGCTTCATACGGAATGCAAAGCCAGCAGACTTGCTTTGGTCTTCAGTAGGTTTAGCGCCAGTGCCCTCCAATTGCACACCACCAGGCCCTGTGATTGGCATAGCAGCGCCACCTGGAGCCTTTGGTACATAGACTAGACCTTCCGGTGTGTCTCTGATGTCAAAAGCACCTCGGTTAAATTCAGCTTGGCGTATTCTTAAATTAGCAGCGTCACTTGGAGACATGCCTTTTGGAATTACTTTTCCAGCGGGTGTGCTGAAAGGGTTGACAAACTGAATGCCAGAACCCGTGTCCACTTGTTGTGGTGTTATCAATGGAGACACACCGCTGACAATCTTGTAAGTGCCATCATCGTAATTTTGCACCAGTGCAGGCTTACCATCAGCACCCATCACTTGCTGTGGCGCACCAGATGGTTTGGCTGCTGGCGCTACGGGCGCAGCGATAACGCCGCCAGTTTTTGTCTGAATGTAAAACTTACCATCCTGTCCTTGGAATGGTTGACCGACTGTTTCTTGCGGCTTCATCATGTCAAGCAAATACTGCGTGCCTTTTTCTCGGCCAAGGCTAGCAACTAGCGCACGCTGCTGTTGGCTCAAATTGCCAAGAACATTGGGCGCAGCAGCAGGCGCAGCCGCCACCGGCATCGTCTCCGACAGAAATCTTTCAATAGGCGGCACTGCCACACCAGTCAATGGCGCTGGCGGTGCAGATGGTGCAGCCGCAGCCGCGATACCCTCTGGAGACTGCAAAAACTTTAAAAACCCAGCATCAGCCGTTGCAACCCGTTTCGCCTCCTCCAGCTTCTGAGCCAGCAGCAAGTCTTGCAGTGACCCAGCACGCCCCTGCTGGTAGCTTTGCTGACCTGCTTGCAGTGCCGACCCAAGGGCTTGACCCAAGCCGATGCGCTGCGGACTGCGGCCACCGGCTTGCAGCAGTGCAGCCGCCGCTGACAGCGCAGCGTTGCGACCCATCAGCTTGCGCTGGTCTTCGCTCAGTAGCGCATCAAGCCCTGATGGCGTGCCACCCATACCGCCGGCAAACATGCTGCCGATGTTTTCAAAATCAAATTGGGTTGCCATTTTTATTCCTTAAAACAGACTGAGCAATGCGCCGAGTGCTGCACCCGTGCCGCCGCTGAGTGCGCCGCCAGTAAGTCCCGCCAATTGAGAGCCAGCCAAAGCACCACCCAAAGCACCAGCGCCTAAGTTCTGGCTGTAAGGTGTCGTTGAAGTCCGGCCCAAGTCACCAGGCTGCAAACTGAGTGCCGACTGAGCAATACCCAGACGCTGGAGATCAACATTACGCAGTGCATCAAGCTGCTGCTGCTCAAAGGCTTGACGCGCACCGCCAGCACCCATCGCGGCCTGTGCGCCGCCAAGGCGCAGGGCTTGCTGCTGTGCGCCAAGGCCGCCCAATTGGTTTGCCGCTGCCAGCCTAAACTGCGCACCCGACAAGCCCACTGATTGATTAGTGGCAGCCGCCGCCTGCTGCCGTGCCAAATCAGCCGCCTGCAATTGCACAGCCTGATTAAATGCCGACTCGTTAAGCTGAGTGCCAAGATTGGCGGCCTGCTTGGCAAACCCTTGGTTGGTCAAAGCCTCTG